CTCCCATGATTAAAGGGTATATGGGAGATTTCGGAGAATTTGACGATATATTTTTTGTTAGCGGAGCAGATAGCATAGACAAGGATTGGAGAACTCCTGAAGTCAATTGGTGGGAAGATGAAGAACTTAGCTGTAACCAAATGAAACAATGCCTTGAAGCTTGGGAGAGAAGCGATAAAAACATATTAGTCGCGCACGATATACCTCAAAGTTTTGCTGAATATGTGTATAAAATATACGACAATTCTGCTACCAGAAACCTCTTACAAGCTATGTTAGAAGTAAGAAAGCCCAAAATTGTAGTAGCTGGGCATCATCATAAATCTATAACAAGCGAACTAAATGGCATAAAATATCGCGGAATAGATATAAACGAAGTTTATGAAATATGAACGATAAAACATCTAAAACAATTGTTGGTCTTGCTGGAACGCTTTTGCTTGCAACTGCTGGCTGGATTCTCTCAAATACTCTTGAAATCAAACAGGAGGTAACAATCATGCGTAAGGAGCTTGACAAGGTGTATTCCTCAGATTGTCCTTATTGTGTTCATGCTCTTCACTCTTCGATGAGCGAACATCCTTTACTTGCCCCTACAATCAAGAAGGCACACAAGCATCTTGAAGATGGAACTGTTGTATTACTGAATGATTAAATGAAAAACTACGAACTCACAGAAAAGAACACAGATAATGGTCTTGCCATTATTCAAATCACTGAAGGTGAATTCAAGAATGTTGAATTTGCATTTGGAAAGATCACCTTTAATGAAGACGATGAGGAAGACAAGTGTAAGCTCACATTTGACTTTGAAGTTACCACGCCACCCAAAGGAAAGGCTTGTCAAGAGGCAGAGAATATGTTAGAATTGCAGGACACAATTGGAAAGATTCTAATCAACATCTTGGAAGAACACGTAGAGAATGAGCAGCAACCTAACACCCCTAATTCTTAGAAACCTAATCCAAAACGAATCGTTCTGTCGCAAGGCGATTCCCCATATCAAACCAGAATACTTTGAAGGGTCTTCTCGCACTGTCTATGAGTTGATTCTTCGCTTCATTACAAAATACAACAAGCTTCCAAACTCATCTGCCATCCAGATCGAGTATGAGCAGTCAGACTTCAGTAAGGCAAACGTCGAGGAAGTTGTCGATGCTATACAGTCGCTCTCAAAGCAAGAAGATGATGTCAATGAAGACTGGCTGCTTGACTCTACTGAGAAGTGGTGCAAGGACCGTGCTGTATATCTGGCAATCATGGAGTCGATTCAAATCATTGATGGTAAGACCAAAGACAAAGCAGAAGGAGCGATTCCAGATATCCTGAGTAAAGCACTTGCAGTGACCTTTGATACCAATGTTGGTCATGACTACATTGAGAATGCCACTGACCGTTATGAAGCATATCATCGTGTTGAGGAGAAGCAGTCCTTTGACCTTGAGATGTTCAATACCATTACCAAGGGCGGTTTACCAAGAAAGACACTGAACATTATCCTTGCTGGCACTGGTGTTGGTAAGAGTCTGATGATGTGTCACTTTGCTGGTGCTGCTCTTCAGCAGGGTAAGAATGTTCTCTATATCACAATGGAGATGGCAGAGGAAAAGATTGCTGAACGCATTGATGCGAATCTCTTTGACATATCTCTGGATGACCTTGAGAATGTCACGAAACCGATCTTTGATTCCAAGATTGATTCCATTCGCCAGAAGACTCAGGGTAAGCTAGTCATCAAGGAGTATCCTACAGGGTCTGCTCATGTTGCACACTTTCGAGCACTACTGAATGAGTTGAAGATGAAGAAGAACTTTGCTCCTGATATCATCTTCATTGACTACCTGAATATCTGTGCTTCCAGTCGTGTTCGTGGACTTGGTGGTTCCATCAATACCTACTCCTTTGTCAAGGCAATTGCAGAGGAGATACGTGGTCTTGCCGTGGAGTTTAATGTCCCTGTCTGGTCTGCTACTCAGGTTACCCGTGAGGGTTTCAAAAGTTCAGATGTTGACTTGACAGATACCAGCGAATCCTTTGGTCTTCCAGCAACTGCTGACTTCATGATTGCAGCAATCCGTAACGATGACCTTGCCAACAAGAATCAACTGATGATCAAGCAGTTGAAGAATCGTTACAATGACCCAGAGAGAAACAAGAAGTTCTGTATTGGTGTGGACCGTGACTACATGAGACTCTTTGACCTTGAAAATGCGACTGCTGGAATCATCAGTGACTCTCCTCCAGTGGCAAGTGGTGATGCTGACTATGCGAATCTCAAGCACTAACTGGAGGTTTTAAATATTATAAATAGTTCTAGTAACACTAAAATTCAATTGTAATTTATGGGAACTATGCTATCTTTTAAAGAATACCTAACGGAATCTGCCAACACAATTCTAGCAGACATCAATGAAATTTGGGTTGGATACGTCCTTGCTGGAAATCGCTGGTTTGATTCTGATGCAAGAAGGCAGTTTGAAGAAAGAATAAAACAAGCTTCACCTGCTGCTGTTGAAGATGCCAAAGGTAAGGCAGAGGCAATGGCAGTTGATTTTCTTAAATGGGCAAAGAAAGCGGGTTATAAAGGTAAACCCACTCAAGTCTGGTGGACCGCAAGACCAAACTCAATGAGCAAGGCAGTTGGTCAAGAAGTCAACCAGAAGAAGAATCCCACTGATGTTCTTATTCGATTTGCTGATGGTCCTGCTAATGGTTTTCTTGGTCTATCTGCAAAAGCCACGAAGAGCAAGGGTGATATCGGTTTCAAAAATCCCGGCATTGGAACTATTGACAGAAGCCTGAACACTTCCTTCGCCGCAACTCTCAAGGATGTCACCGAAGATACTATCCGACGACTTGACCTTCCTCCCTCAACCAAAGCGAGGAAACAATTTATCCGCTCCAATAAGGATATCCAAAAGCAGACAATCGAAGCTGGTGTCACAACCATGCGAGAGTTCCGCGATATCCTCCTAAAGCGTCTTCTTCAGTTTGACCAAGCCTCTTTGAAAAAGTATCTTTTAGATGACTGGATGGACGCTGAAGTTCTTTATCCTCCATATGTTAAAGTTACTGGACAAGGTAAAAAGGCACCATATAAGGCAGTAACAATGGACCCACTCAAGAACGATAAGCTTTCTGCTTTTTCTAAGAATGATATTGAACTTGAGCCAATTGGAAATGAGTCTATTGGAGTAAAGGCTGGTCCCAAGAAAATCATGAAGATTCGATTCAAATTCGAATCTGAAAAGATGGCATCGTCTCTTAAACTCAGTGGAGACCCTTGGTGATATGAACACCTTCCTTGACTTCATTTCCGAAGCAGCAGTGGGTAAGAATACCCACATGACGCACATTGAAGATCAGGTAATCTATGGTGGTGTCTCTGGTGCCCGCCAAGCTATTCTTGCTCTTCGTTCCCTGAGAGATATGCTTGCTGGTAACTCATCCAAGGAGGTTGACATTACCGTGAAGTGGGATGGTGCTCCTGCTGTTTTTGCTGGTCAAGATCCAAGAGATGGTAAGTTCTTTGTTGCCAAGAAGGGTATCTTTAACAAGGAGCCAAAGGTCTACAAGACAGATGCAGAGATTGATGCAGATATGTCTGGTGACCTTGCAGCAAAGATGAAAGTTGCACTTGCTGAACTTCCCAAGCTTGGTATCAAGGGAGTCATTCAAGGGGACATCATGTTCACGAAGAATGACCTGAAGAAAGAAACCATTGATGGTGAATCCTACCTGACCTTTCAACCCAATACCATTGTGTATGCGGTTCCTGCAAGCAGTGCCTTGGGTAAACAGATTTCCAAAGCCAAGCTTGGTGTGGTCTTTCATACCGCATATGCTGGTAAAGACTTTGAGTCCATGACTGCTTCCTATGATGTGGATGCATCGAAGCTCAAGCAAACACCAAGTGTCTGGTTTCAAGATGCTGGTCTTCGTGACATCTCTGGTAAAGCACTCCTGAACTCCAGTGATACTGCAAAGGTTCAGAAGGCACTCTCTACTGCTGGTAAGATC